GAATCGCGCATTCTTTACAATCTTCTTATAAAAAATTGCAGCAAACAGCATCCGGCCAAATATAACTGAGATAATGATGATAAAAATTGGTGAACCAAAAACACTTAAATCTGCTTCTGATGAGGTTGTCTGAACAGTACCAGAACAGTCGGTCGGGCAACATCCAGTGTCGCACGCGTACTGTATACCAAACTCACGGTAGGCGCATATACGCAATGGATTTGCCGCTTGTTTTGTTGCTGGTGTGACACCAGGCACAACCTGGAGTTGGCATTCGCATTTTTTTCCGTCGTACTGAACTCCGCAGTAGGACATATATCTAGAGACGTGATTTGTTTTTGAATAAATGCGGTTCGGTACACCGTCAAAGCTCCCAGACGGCCGGTATTTTCTAAAGATTGCCCAGGATGATGGTACACGGTGTATGCATCAGGTGAATGACGTAAAGTTTACCATGACGGATGACAACCAGGTGAGCCTAAATATTCCTGGCGACAAGACTCTTTTCTCTGACATTGATGAACAGATTGTGTCTCAGGCGAAAGAGTCCAAGGTGAGCTGGTTCGGCAAGGAGATTTCAGACGATACGGTCACTTCTGCTTACCAAAAGTCTATTGATCTCGAGTCGGACCTGTCGGCTTCTCTGGCAACCATCAAGGGTGAAGTGGTGACGACCGTCTATGACGCTCAGAAGAAGCTGATTGACGTATCGGCCATCAAGGATGTCGTGGTGGACGCACTGGTTGAACTCACAGGCCTTGTGTTTACGAAGCGGTCGTTCGAGTCAGTCTGGAAGATTATCCAGATGCGTGTCCGAAATGTACCCAAGCCAAAGTTCCCACGCGAATATCTCTTCAAGGATGATCCAGAGGAGGATGAGCCGGAGGTGGATCTCTAAAAAAAAGTAGTAGCCAATTATAAATATGGACGGCAAAGGTTTGGCAATTTTGGTTCTCCTGTTCCTGATTGTCCTGATGCTGTTTGCTCCTCAGCGTAGCGGCTACGACTCGACTCCAGTCGGTATGCCCACTTCAGTCAACCAGGGTCCCATGGTTGTTCAGGGTGACAAGAGTGCAGTCGGTCTGCATGCCGGTAGTCGTAGTGGTGAGCTGGCTGCCTTTGAGGGCTCTGCCGACATGGGCGGCAGCTTCAAGATTGGTCAGACACCCACTGATCCCAACGTAGGTCTTATTCCCAAGGAGGTGGTGACGACTGAGGACTTTGGTCAGTTTAGCCCGGATGCCATTCTGGCCGGCCAGAACTTCCTGGACCCACGTGCCCAGATTGGTTTCCCAGAGACGATTGGTGGCAACCTGCGCAACGCCAATCGCCAAGAGCGTTCCGAGCCACCCAACCCCCGTGAACCAGTAAGCATCTTCAACCTGTCAACCATCCCACCCGACACCATGCGTCCCAAGTTTGAACTGCAGAACGAGTATAAATAAAAGATTAAATCACATAGACAGTAAATGACAGAAATTAAAGATGTTATGACCGAATGGCTCGAACTCAAGGCCCAGCTCAAAGCAGCTCGACTTGATCTTGGAGTGCTCAATAAACGCGAAAAGGATCTCAAACAGATTGTCGAAACCTTTATGAAGAGTCAGGCGACCGATGGCGAAAAGGTGGAGGTGAAGCTGAACCAGAACAAGGTTTCACTTTCATCTAAAAACGTGAAGGGTTCAATGACCAAAGAAGCAGTGCTTCAAGGTCTCCGAAACTTTTTCGGAAACAACGAGGCTCAGGTTGAGGGTGCTTTCCAGGCTATCCAGGACGCAATTCCTGTAAAGGAACGAAACACTCTTTCAATCAAGAAATGGGTCTGAACAACGAGTACAGTTACGACATTGTGCAGGATGATGCATATGATCCTCAGGAGATTGACGAACCGGATGATGATCTGATCCTCGATCCGGAGTCCTGGCAGGATTGGCACAATGAACATCTTTTGAATATGTGGATGGGGCTTCGAGCCTATCTTGAAGATAATCACCTTACGAACATCATGATGACTCACACGACGTTTCATGATTTTTGTACATTTGTCCAGAAGCGGTCGCCATAAATTCTATGATTATACTAAATGGCGATTGACATTACTGGCCCAAAGGTTTTGACGCCCGCAATTCTGTTTGGTCTGCTGACTCCAGGTTTGCTGTTGGCACTTCCATACCTTCGTCTGTTCCCAGGCGTTGGTCACTATGGGTTTGGCACGCTGTTCATTCACGCAGTTGTGCTCGCCTTGGTGTATTACTTTGTGGCCAAGTTTGTCCTGCGCATTTCGCTTCGTCCGGCTGACTTGGTTGTGCCGGCAGTACTCTTTGTACTGCTGACGCCAGGTATTTTGCTGACACTGCCACCAGGCAGTGCTGGTGTCTTTATGAGCCGCCAGAGCTCTCTGACGGCTGTTGGTGTCCACACTCTCGTGTTTGCGCTCGTGTTTGCGACTCTGCGTAGCGCGTTCCCACTTGTGTACTAAACTGTATAACGTTAATAGATGGCCATTAGGCGCCTTGTGATTGGTCCGGGCGCCATGGCCTATTTTAGTTTTTTAGGTGCGCTCAGTGCACTCAAGGATAAAGGTGCACTCAACGAACTTGAAGCCATGTCCGGCTCGTCCGCCGGAGCGATACTTGGATTTGTATATATACTCGCCAAGGGTGACACGAAACGTGTTTTTGATTTTTCACTCAAAGTTCCTGTAAAAACCCTTATGAAACCAAATATCAAGACTTTACTCAAGTCATTCGGTCTCGTGAGCACAAAAAAGTTGTACAATTATTTTCAACAAACTGTCGGTGAATTTATTCCTGACCGGACCGATATTACATTCAAAGAGTTGTACGATCACTGGGGCATAAAGTTGTATATTCCTTCGTGCTGCCTAAACTTGTACACGACGCATTACTTTTCGGTTGATCATTCACCGGACATGTCTGTGCTTAGCGCTCTGTGCATGACAATCGCAGTCCCATTTTTGATTGAAAGTGTCCAACACAACAATCTGCGTTATATAGATGGAAGCGTTCTCGAGACGACACCTTGTTCACCCTTTATTGGTCAAGAAGATGTGCACGTCATATGTGTTCGTGATTGGTGTTTGGAGACGAGCGTACCAGACTTGAAAACATACGCCGTCGGAATCATCAATTCGGCAATGGGACTTCGGCACAAGTACCCACAGTTTCCGTGCACCTATGTCAATGTGCCGGCCGATATCATGTTTGATTTTGGATCATCAATCGATTCAAAGGTGAAACTGTTCACCACGGGATACGGTTAAGTGTTTTCATTTATTTTTTATATCTAATAAATAAATGCGTAAAATTGTCCGTTCAGGGTATGTTGCTCAGCGTAAAGGTCGTCTTATTCGTGTAGGCCCAACTCTGATTCGCAATTTAGGTTTGGCGGGTAAGGGTCCTCAGATTATTCCAGTCAAGAGCACTGGTGCCCTCACAATGTTTGGCTACAGTCCAAAGGTGAGTAGTCCAACCCGGCGTCGCAGAGCGCTCAAGGCGGCAGTTCGTGCCGGTCAGAAGCCACTGACTGTGTTTCACCGTCTGAATGCCATTTCAAAGTTGTACAAGAGAACTCAGCCAGTGTACGCGCGACGGACCCGCATGAACGGAAAGTGGGTCCTGAGCACTTTTATCTAAGCAGAGTATAAATGAGACGCATGACTATCATCTATCTGCTTATGGCGATTGTCCTTATGATGGCTATTATGCGGATGGGTGGTCAGGCACCGGTTCGTGCCCAGGCTGACGCAGAACAATCTTCCATCCAGGGTCTTGACATTTCAGCGACGGCGTTTTGAAAAGAGAATCACTACAAGACCTAAAACAAGTGCAATAACAGCCCCAATGAAAACTATATTCTTCTCCTTGTCTTCGACTGGCGTCGGAAGACTTTCAGGTCGTTCGGGTACAATCGGTACATTCACCGTGTGTACGCGGAGCGTAAATGAGTTGGTATCAAGACCATTAAAATTCAGTGGAACTCCACTCATGTCAAGCCAG